GGATTGGTTGTACCGGACGTATGATTTTCCGTACATAGGTATATACAACCTGTCTGTCCTTTCTGGTCCAATCAAATGTGTCATTGACCACTCATCAAAGCCAAGGCCACCCACCTTTTGTGTGGGGTGCACTGGATCGTCTGTCGCGTGAACGGCAATGGATCTACCACCAGCCGTATTGTGGATTGTCAGTATGACGCCGCCTCGTGAGTAAGCGTACAAACGTGACACATACGAATAGAAATCGTGCATAGGCTGGTACTCCTGAGAAGGAGCGAGGTCTGTGTCCTGGATGATGTCTGCCACGAACGGGTCAACAGCTGAGTTGTACCCAGCTGCGTTAGCGCCACGAACGAGCTTGCTACGCATTGCTAGTTGCTTTAGTGACTTTATCTGTTCGCCAGCACACAACTCGGCATATATGGTCGTTGCCTTTGGCTCCGTGGACGAACCTATCATCTTATCAACAATAAGTCCGTCAGTGACTTCAAGCCCGGATTGATAAACCAATGTTTGGGCGTCGTCAACTGGAGTGGCTGTGGTCGTGCCGTTTGTCGGAAGGTATGGCCAATACCTGGGCTTTGATGGTCCCATAAACTCCATGTCCTCGCAAGCGAAAGCTTTAACACCAATTGCTGCGAACGTAGGTAAGGATGTGGCATTAGTGACTAAGGCGTTGAGCACAAAGATGTGCACATAGCCATACTGTCTCTCACAATCCAAATACGGTGTGGTGGACGTGAATGGGAATTTGAGCGTAAATGAGTTGCCTTTCCGAACATCTATAATGTCACGGTGGCAATTGATTGTGTCCTGCAACGTGTTCACCCTGGGGCCAATAACAACATTGCCTTCTGGATTCATTGGTTCGAACACAACCAGCAGACGCCCGGTGTGAAACACTGTCTTGGCAATGTCAATGGTGATACCGATGCTGCCTCTGTACTTCTGGAAGACATTGGCAGTGTAAGCCATAGGGCTGAACACCAGAGCGTCGCCAATCTCTGACTGCGCTTTCATAGCCCAGGGGCACAGTGGGAAT